TTTTCTTTTTCGTCTATAATAGAAAGTCGTTGGTGTCCTGATACGGGGTTCCCAGTGGTTTCGTTCCATACAATTCCTCCTGCCAATCCGATACGCTTAAGGTTTGCTTTTAGTTTCTTCTTTGCGGTGTCTGATAAGCGACGAGGGTTATAGGATGCGAAATTGATTTGGCTCCTTTGTATGGTGATTGATTGTGCTTGCTTAACTTTCATGGTCTCTATAGGTTTCGTATTCAAATACTATGCGTTCGGCTTGAGGGAACTCTTTTATTACCTTCTGATAGTCGGCAGGGTGAAAGGTTTTACAATAGAGTAGAAAAGGTAAATTACCTACATTGGTACCTTGACTTTGCCCCTCTCCGTACTTTATGGGCGGTATTAGCTTCTTGAGTTTGATGTATTTTTCTACATCAGCATTCTTGTACTTTGATAGTGGATATAGGTTGTGGGTACTATCGGCAAACATTTCATCTCTGTATGTACGTAACATAAGGCGACGATTGAGACTGTCTGATTGCTTGAATCCAAATATTGCCCACTGTATGCCTGTATTCTTTTTAACCATCTCTGTAATGTTAGAGAGCTGATATACCCGCTGAGTAGGGTCTTTGTGGCAACCAAGTACGCCGTCTCTGCGATATTGAGAAAGGGCGTAATGTGGTACTTGTAGGAATGTGATGTTTGGGTATTTGTGCTTTGCGTATATGATGTATTTGTTGATGTGCTCAAGGTCTTTGACCATGTACATATATACACAAGTGATTTTAGAGAAATAAGGGTAACACAAGTCCAACAAGGCAATACTGTCTTTTCCAGTTGCAGAATGAAACAATATTACCTCGTTGGTTTGTTCAGAGAGCTCTTTTATGGACTGTAAGGCGTAGTACATAGTTAAGCTCTTTTTTGTGCTTTAATAGCAGCTACATGTTTAGCGTTTGCCGCTCTATGTGCTCTTTGTGCTTCGCCTGCAGTCCAACCGCTTGGGCGATTTGCAATAGCATACTTTTCTTTTCCGAAAGCGCTTTGAAGTTCTGCGTATCTTGAATTTGCCATATATAATTTATTAAAAGATTACTAAATAAAAAAAGCACTACAAACCTTGTTAAAGATTTGCAGTGCTATGATGTAAAATGAAAAGGGTCTATATATTCTCTCTGAAAACTACTTCACCTAACAATAAGGCTAAATATGTATCGTCTTTTTCAAAGCCCTCTTTTTGGGCTTCTTTTAGAACAATTTTAGTAATTGGGTCATTTGGATTTTCCACTTTCTCATATTTGGCTCGATAGTCTTTGAATTTGACAAGAACACGTTTTGCATTAGGAAGTTTGTCCATGCCGTTTTGAAAGAGAATGTACTTTATTGGTTTATCATCTACATGCTCATTTTTTGAATTAATAACAGCTACTTTTTTAAGCCAAAAGTTTGACAAATCTCTGAATTCAACTGTCTTTTCACCACTTAGAATACGTTCAAGCGGTTCACGAATAATATTAACATACATAATATTTTCGTCTTTAAGCCCCAATTCGTCAATGACCTTTTTCATTTCAGGGGAGTATTGTATTTTTTTTGCCATATTGATTTATATTATTGATTAATAGTCTATTGATAATACAGCCCCTCGCAAATCTCTACTGCAAAGGTACGACATGGCTTGCAAAAGGCTGCTATGTTCGTTTGTATAAAGTTCGTATTTTTTTTGAATATTTTTTATTCTTTTGTTGTTGTCACAAAGGTACGAAAAATATTTTAGACCTCTCAAAAACAAGGGGTATTTTTACGCTACAAGGTTGAATTTTTTAAAGCTGCGATATTCTTGCTTCTCTGTATCATAATACACCTGTATTGTATTATTTGCTTTGCGGTTAGTGGTGTGCTCTATAGGTGGTACTATAGTAGGGCAAATCGTACCCCAAGCCTCTCTGATAGAGCCATCTACTTTTTGAAAGTAAAAGCGCACGATTTGGCTTTTCATTTTAGCCTTGAGCTTGATATTTGCCCACGCTTTTTTAAGGCACTCTGAAAAGGTGTAACCTGTTTGCTTGAAGAACTGCCATGCAAGGGTAAAAACGTTCTTTTTGTCGGTATTTTTCATTTTGAATTATTTTTTAAGAGTTCTTGCCATTGATCATAAGTGTAGAGACCATATTTCTTTCTTGCCTCATTAATTGAAATATCGAACTTTAAAACTGCTTCATCAAGAAACTTCTTGTAATCGTAACAAGTAGGTAATATATCTTTCATTTTGGTAGAAGTTTAGGTGTTATACATATATTTTTTTAGTTAGACCAGCCCCATACGCATTGACAATTGACGCACTTGCACTCTTTGCCCAATAAGCATAGAAAGAGCCATTTTTTTCAAGTTCAGCTTGTGCGAGGGCTTCTGTTTTAAAGGCTTTGCTTAACTTATTGTAGCCGCTAACAATAGCATACCCGCCCCTTACTTTTGCTACTTTGAGAGAGGTGTCAAAGTTCTTTTCTGATAGTGTTTTAATGGTTGTCATAATGATATATTTTTAAGTGTTATTGATTGAAAATTGAGCCTTTTTGCGCCTTGCTCAGGGCTTTTTGTTATATAGCCTTTATTTTTTTTAGGTAATTAAGATTGTTGGTATATATTATTTCACCTTTAGCTTCTGAAAAGAAAGAATTTTCTTTTGTTGTATCTATAAGAAAGATGGCATTAATAGATTCATCTATATCAATAATTACCCCTTTTTTTGATTTTAATCTATTAAATTTATTAAGCTCTTTTTTATCTATAGACGATTGAGCCTCATATTTCGTTACACTATATATTTCAATTTTTTCACCATTATAGTGAGCAAATTCGTTTTTTATACACTCATTATTTAAATAATAATCTGTTATAAAATGAGTTGTTTTACAACCTTTATTTATTAATTCGTCTGCATATTGTAAGGCTTCTTTTTTTTCTTTGAAACTTTTAGATGTCTTAGCTACCTCAGAAGACCAATAATTCAAACTAGGGCTTACAGTGTATTTTTTTATTGCTTTCATATTCGTTTTATTTTTAATTAATATTCTTGTTTCATTTTGACAGTGCAAAGGTATATACTTTTTACTATACATATAGTTAATGAAATCATAAATCTTTCTTTGTGTAAAGTTAAATGTATATACATATATATTTACATTAAAATAATACGTATCTTTGCAAAAAAAATAAATATAAATATGGCACGAGAAAGAATAAAAGGAAAAGCCTTAAATATTAGGGTATCTGAAGAGTTTATCGCTTTATTAAAATCTCTATCAGAGAAGAAAGGAATGTCGCAAGCTAACCTAATAGAATACCTTGTACGTAAGGAATCGGACGTCTTGCAACAAAAGGAGCAGTACGAGCAGGATAAAGAAAACACCACTCTATAATTTAGGAGTGGTGTTGTTGTTGAAAAAAATTAATAAACTAATATGAAAATGGTATAGAATTACAGTATTTTATCCTCTACTTCTTTGCAAAGTTGTCGGTATTCTGTATTCTCGCACATGCTAATATGCTCTTTGCGATAATAGGCAGCGCTTGTGATAGGAATATCTAAGAAAGCGGCTACTTCTTTTTGAGTAGAAAAAGAATGTTTGTAAGCAAGTCCGCAAAATAATTTCAGGTATACATTTCTCCCTTTCAGAGGTTCTTGGGTGATGTCTTCGATGGCTGTTTTAATTTTCTCAAGCATGGTATTTAGTTGTTAGTTGTTAGTTTTTCTTCAATGATCATCATCAGCTCCTCAAAGGAATAGCATACAGCGTAAGTATGTCCGAGGGTTTCGGCAATTTTTTGAAAGTCTTTTTGATTGTCTGTTTGTTTATTGCCCTTAACTTTCATCTCAATATAAAGGCTTTTACCTTGGGGGAGGAGTACTACCAAGTCGGCAACTCCTGCGAGTACTCCCTCAGCTTTGAGGCGTTGTGCTTCTCGCACATTGCGACTGCCGCCATTAGGGACGGCGTATATCACGAGGTTAGGATACTGGAGCCTAAACCATTTCACACAGGAGGTTTGTAGGGTGCTTTCTTGATGTTTCATAGGGGTACATTACTTTTTATTGTCACTTTAAATTTTTTGCCCTTGTACTCTTTTTTGAATTTTCTTACAATTCTTCTAAAAAAGACTAACCCAAAGGCTTCTTCTACTTGAATAACTATCTTACGAGTTACCACAGATAGGTTTTTAGGAGCAAGTTCAAAATCCTTAAGGTGTTGTATTTTTTTTAAGGCTTCATCTTTGGTTATCATTCCTAAGTCATAATTCATAATATGACCTATTACATACATAGCAAGTTGTCCATAACATCTGAATAATGGAACTGAGTTGTTATACTCTACATCAGCGCAAAAAGCATATGCATATTGAGGGTCGATATTTAGTGTTTTTAGCGCCCCTTCGTATGATTTCATCTCCTCGGTTAGGCTAATACACTTATCTGCTTGCTCGTTCTTATCACAGATAAAATCTTTAGGGGAGGTTTTACCTCCGAATATATCATTTATCATATTGGATACATTCTCCGCTGTGTGATAGTCATTCTTTGACTTCATCAAGGATTGATGTAGGCATCTCTGGCTGTATAAATGGGCATACTTAATAAGGAGAAATGCTTTCATTATACGAAGCCTCCTTTTTAGCTGTCTGCTGTTCTTGTTCTTTATTTTAGGGGTTATTACATTTGTTGTCATTAGGCGGCTTTGTAGTTAATTTATTAAGGCTTTAGGTGTGTATTTTCTTCCATATAACTTTCGGAGGTAGGTTATTAGTTCGTCAAATGACTTTATGAAATCATCTCCTATAAGGTCAGCCACTTTTTGTTGTAGTTGGAAAAGTTCTACTTGCTTGGTTTCTTCTCCTACTTCATTACGCATAGCGTGCTTATGATCTCCAAAAACTATAAAATTCAATCCTTGTGCTATCTTTTTCATAGCCATAGGCATAAGCTGTTTAGGAACGATAGTCGCTACATGTGAAGCTAATATTTTATAGCTATCTCCTGCAAGGTTTCGGTACTTAATCATTTCATCAGATACAAATCTTAATACATCATATTTGAAATAAGGATTAAGCCACATAGCAAAGTCAATAAACAACATAGGGTGCATCCAAGTACCTCCTTTATTTCCTCTGTTTGCTGTATATACAGAATTTTTATTACTAAGATTTTCCTTTGATAGTATGACGCCTATATATTCTTGTGTAGATTTATTTGAGAAAAACTCTTTAATATCCTTCTCTTTCAAATGGGGGGAATTCCCCCTATTTAAATTTTCATTGATTTGGTCAAAATTTATATCATTTAAATTTACATTCCTTACGAACTCATTCCATTGTTTTAATAAGGTGGTAGCATTGAAAAATCCATCCTTAGTACGCTGGATAACATCAAAGTTACCCATTTTACGAATCATGTTTTGGTTTGTCTTCATAACCTGAAATATAATATTAGATTGTTAAATCCTTACAAAGCGCAAAGGTACAAAAATATTTAAACTATTACTACAATTTTTTTATATAATTATTTGAAAATGAGTAACATTTACACATGCAAAAACGTATGTAAAAACGTATGTAAAAACGACAATAAAACCAACAATAAATATAACTCATTTTGTTAAATTGTGATTTTAAACCAAGTAAATAAAGGGTTACGAGAATACAGAAATAAGCTCCTTGTAACCCTAAATCATTACTTTTTTACTCGTAAAATACTATTAATTTAGCATCTTTTGCCATAGCATGTTCTATCCTTGCTCCTTGACTTTCCTCCCATCCTTGTAGCATGTATATACCCTCACATTGTAATAGATTAGCAATATCCTTTGCAATATGTGCCTCCCAAGTGGCTGTTTCAGATAATCCATTACAAAGAGGATTGGTAACCTCGTGTCCTAATGCTTGGAGTTTGTCAGCAACATCACTAAATCGCTTGCGTGTGTGGGTTAGGTCTGTGCCGCTAATCTTTCCTGAGATATATAATTTCATATTCTTAACTTTTTGACAATGGTTTGTACTTGTTCCTTGAGTTGTGTCCGTGTGCATGTGTTATCAATCACAAAATGAAAATCACTATCAGGCACATCGTCAAGGTCTGTTTCGGAGGGGTGAGTATCCATATTGCCCATTCTGCATTTCACACGGATAAATACAGGGTCAAGTAGTTTCATTTGTTCGTATTCCACTTTGAAGCGCATGTCTGTAATAATCACCCTTGGAAATTCGTAATTCTCATATGCCAATCGCCTTAGCATTAGCTTAGCAAATATATCCTCTCCAAGTAGTTCCTTGTAAAAGTCGGCTGTCTTTCGGTATAGCTCCCTTATGGTTAGGTTACTCTGTATGCCATTGACATCTACTAATCGGCTTTCCTTGAAAAGGTCTAATATGTATGAATTTGTTCCTACTGCTTGAGACACTATCTCTTTAACGGGCTCGGCAAAAGCTCTTAGTTGGTATTTGCGCTTAGTGTAGTCGTTGAATAGGTTTGCCACGGTATCCTTTCCTACTCTTTTTTTCCCAGAAAGGACGATGAGTTTTTTATTCATAGTTGTTCGTTTTTATAGGTTTGTATAAGGGCTTTTACGAGGGCTTCACGGGCTTCTTCGTAAGTCAATCTATTAAGTATGCAAATTATATCTGCATTTTTATCACGTATTTCTGCTTCAAAGAACTTAACATTATGAATTAAATCATCATTAAAACAAATACTATGAAATAGACCCTTATTTCTAAACCATTCGAACACCTGTTCCCAAGTGGGGAGAGAAATACATTTCTTATATCTATTAAAGTTTTCTTCTTTAAATGCAGATATATAAAAATGTAAATATCCTTGAGCTTCTCCTTCATCATAGTAACTATTTGTTTCTATCGTAACATCAAAATCATTTTCGTAATAATGAAATAATGTAGGCTCATTAAACCCTATTTCTTTGAGTTCTTTGGCTATCTCCAATGAGACGAGCCAAGATGGGTAGTTGTTATTTTTCATCTTTGTTGTTTTTAGGGTTATTCTTCTGAAAATTCTAAACTGTCAATTTCGTAGGTATAATGGAGTGGTACTCCATCAATGCCTACATCGGCAACGAGTTCTACTGCTTCTTCGTAGGGGTGATTGGTTAGAGGGTCATCTTCCTCACTATATACCATTTCTTCTTTGTACATAGCTTGTAATTGCTGAGCTACTTTTTCAGTAACTTCACCGCTAAATCTAACTTGGTGCGTTACTGTTATACCTAATTCGTTAATTGTTACTTTTTTATCTTTCATCTTTCACAAATTTACCGTTAATCATTTTTCCAGTTCTGTTTTTTATCTCGTTGTAGGCGATATTTAGGCACTCCTCAAGGGTGGTGTTCTCTAAGAGTGTAATTGCGCAAATATCCTCGAATATATGTTGTAAATGATGCAAAATGTATATTATTGCGTCTATGTCACCCATATATTCGTCAGTTAGTAATTTGGATAAATTTCTATTTACTTCTATGGCTAATACTGTGCGAGGAAGGTGTTTTTGCGATTGTTGCATTCTTGCTTTGTTAATAGCCTTTGTAATATCTTCATTAGCAAAATAGCAATAGTTAA